ATAGCGGGATGCGCATCATCCGACACACTAATCAGCTTCTCAACACAGCGTTCTGCAACTTCATCGGGGCTAAACCCTCGATTTTGTGTTGTTTGTACGTTGACGATTGGATCGTCTGGTACGTCAAAATTTAATTTAAACATTATTGTTTATTCCTTACAATTTTACCTACACGATAATCTTGCGTAGTTTCTTTTGCTTCTCCCAGCATTTTAAGACCTTGTAATGACTCTGCAAACCTTTTGTCATACATCGCCATCATGTCTGGTTCACCCTTCATAAATATATAAGCTTCTACTAAAGATCCATACAATAAAGAAAGTTCTGCATTTTCACTTAACCAAGATGTAGCTGTGCCTGCACCAGATGTTAAACTAGCAGGTCTAAATAAATATTGAACCTCAACGTCATAATCAGCATTAGGAGTCGGAGCTAATATAAAGTTTCCCACATCAAATTGAGCATAGTACCTTGGCTTTCCTGTTTCTGTTTCATTAGGATGAAAAGACTCAATATAAGACAAATCTTTAAATTCAAGAAATTCTTTTTCACTATTAGATGTCAAAGTTAAAGAAAAAGGAGCTAAAAAATCACTAGGCGCACCAAGAAATCTATTTCCTGTTGTCATAGTGCCTTGTTGATTACGCATAAAAAGATTTAACTGAACGCTTTTAAGTATACGCTCTTCAGCCGTCCTAATAAAAATAGAAAGATTATTTACAAAAGTTACTTCAGAATTTTCTGTATAATCTTGTATTGCTTGCTTTAAACTATCAAATGTAAAACTCATGGTGTGTTCGCTTGGCCTCCCATACCTGAATGGTTGGTACAATAGTAATGCAACGTGGGCGCACCAGAAGCAACTGTTATCTTCGTATACGCTCCCGCACTGCCCGGAGTTCCTACTGTCGTAACTCCCGTGGTATAAGCTGAACCACTGTTATGCGTACCGTCTGCGGTGGTGCTAAAACGCAAAGGATGTGAACTATTACTTGAGTCGCTCTGATCAAACCAGTATGTATCACCTTCGTTCAATGTAAGGGTCGGAGACACAGACCCATCAATGTAAAATTTATTACCTGTTCCATAAGAGTTGGTCCCCGTGGCAACAGTAACCGCATAATTAGTTACATTTGTTGAAGTAGTCACAGAACCTACTGAAGCAGTGCCAGCAGAACCTGTAACTACAGCGATCACATTTGCCGTTGAAACAGTTACAGTGCCAACAGAAGAGGTGCTGCTAGATCCTGTGACAGAAACAACAATACCCTCCTCAACAGAAACAGAACCTACAGAGCCTGTCAAAGAAGCAAAACCAGATACCGCAACTGTTATAGATGCAGGCAAAATAACAGTTACATCTCCAACTTCACCAGTAGCCTCTGATCCTAAAGTTTTAGGAAAGAAAAGTGTGACCGTCCCAACTTGTCCTGTGGCAACTAAGTCATTTCCCTCAATTAAACCTGAAATGGGTTTAAATCCAACTGGATTAAATCCATATTGAAAAGATCTTTGATTTATTAAATTTGTCTCTGGTCTAGCGTTTTTTATAGCCTCTGGATCTGCAACTTTACCAAAAGGCTCTAACTGAGGGTGTTTTTCTTCATATTCATCTTTACCAACTAACAGGCCATTCCACTCTTTACGCATATCTTTTAGACGATATCTGAATCCAGACCTGTCTGAAATGCCAAAAGCTTTCTTACCTGTTGCGAATCTAGACAATACGATAGTTCCTTAGACTTGGAGATATTTGAAAAGAAGCTCTATCTCTATCTTCATCTATTGCTCTACGAAATTCTTCTTCATAAACAGCCTTGAGCATTTGAACTCTTTCTGGCGCACGTTTTAAAGATATATAATAAGCTAAACCAGCAGCTAAACATGGGTAAAACCTAAAAGGAACCTCCATTGTGTTTTTAGCTGTGTCAGCGTCATTTATTCTTGTTAAGCAATCAAAGATTAAAACATCTGTACCATTTTCTGGCAAAGGCCACACTTTTAAATTTGGTGTTATTTGCCTGTCCAAAAAGAATTGCGTAGGTCTTCCCTCAGTTGTTTTGGTGGGAATAGATAAAAATTCATCACGACTTACTCTACTAATACTAAAATCAGTACCGTCCCTGCGTATAACAACAGCTAAAATATCAATAACATCAGTATCTAAGCTATATTCGCCATCAGATTTTACTAACGATATGGTTCTTTGCTGTATGGTCCACTGATTTAAACCTCGATTAGCCCAGTCAGCTAACATCAAATTAAGTGATCTTTTGGCTGTTTTTAGATCATATCCAGTTCTGGCTTCTAAGCCGCAACGCTCAAAAGCTTCTTCAACGTAATCTGCTACGTCTAATTCAAAGTCTGTTGAGTTAGATACGGTCATTTCTCTTCCTCATTATAAAGGTTATCAAATATTCTATTGACATCTAGTGTATAGTCTAAATCACTTTTTGAATAGTGTATATGTTGTGAAGGTTTGAAATGTGGCGCTCCCTCACCAGTTTCAAACCAAGCGGGATGAGTAACCCTTACACGATTATTTGGTAGCGCAACAATATTACCCGTCCACTCTCCAGCATCTAAAAGCTGTAAAACATGACTTTGTTTATGTTGCGCAGGATCATCTGCTATTTCTGATTCAGTGTAATCTACAGTAAACAAATATTTTGCAGGAAAAAATTCGCTATCTATTTTCGCCAACCAAGGACAAGGTGTGGCTCTATCTATAACATAAACTGCATGATTATGTGATGAGCAATCCCAAGGTTGAGCATCATATGTTTTCATTGGGTCAGGCCATTCTTCTAAAGGTATATCAGCTACCAAAGCAGTTATAGGCATTCTTGCCCACATTGCACCGCCATGTACTGTATCCTCTTCTTCTCCCTCGGCCTCATTTCCAGTAAAAATAACTTGGAAACTTAAACATCTATTAGGCATAGACGTAACACCGATAACCATAGCATGAAGAAATTCGCCGTGATAATCCTCATGGTTGTGAGTATATTCACGGCGAACCCATGCCTTAAAATAAGGAATGTTGCTGTATAAATAAGACATTATTTTGTTTTTACTATTTTATACCCTTTAGGAAGTGCTGCTTTTGCGGCTGCAAGAGATTTCTTACCACCAACGGCTCCACCTTTTTTCATCATTCTCATTCTTCCTCCAGCCGATCCGCCTTTGGACATTTTCTTTACTTTACCACCGTTTCGGTAGCCTTTTTTCTTCATAGCCATGATTATCTCCTTACGACTGACTAACAGCGCCTTTTGTGCGCTTTCTTTTATTTGCCATCACCATACCGCAACCTCTGGCAACAGCGGTTCCGGGTATCTTTTTACCTCTAAACTTTCTTTTAGATTGTGTCTCTGCAACACCGCCAAGGCTCATATTCCTAACCTTTGCCTTTTTTGTATTAGAAACAACGGTTTTACCTTTTGATCCTTCTGCTTTTTTCTTACGAGCAGTTTTGGCTCTTTCTGCTTTAGAAAGGCTTTGAGCCTTTTTACGAGGCAAACATCGGTCAGGGTTCTTCTTATTTTTAGAAGTACCACACTTACCTTTTATAGAACCGTCAGTGCCAATCCTAACCCAGTCCTGATTTACCCAATCTTTAAGCGCACCCATTACTTTTTCTTCTTTCCTTTAGCACCTTTAGCGTAGTTAGGATCTTTACAATATTTAGATGCTGCCATGTTTGCATATGCAGAAGGATATGTGTCAAAAGTACGTTTAGCCCACGCCTTACCAGCAGGACAAATCTTACTTCCTTTAGATTTTTTTGAAGCAGCGCCACCTTTTTTAAAGTAAGTTAAACCTTTTGGTATGCCTCTAAGCTTACCACCGGGCTTTGTAACTTGCTTGCTCATTTGACTTCTGGATATTGCCATATGTCTTCTCCATTTCAATCGTAATAAACTCTATCTGCGTAGCCATAACCTCAGTTCTTTTATCAACTGCAATAAGAGTTTCAGTAGCCCAAGCCGCCCAGTTATAAGAAACAGTGCCAATAATTCCTAGCGCGGCTATCGCAACACCAATTATTATCTGTTTTTCTAACATTTCCATCTCTTTCTGGCTTGACGTAAACGACTATTCGGATCTTTTGCAGCTTTTGGAAACTTCTTCATTTGACCCGCAGATCTTGCGCAATAAGACTTACGCCTTTTAGCTGCGGTACTACCTTTTTTAACGGTGCCAGTTACAGCAGTTTTTAATTTAGATCCGGGATTTTTACGCCTGTAAGCAGCAACACCTGCTTTAGTCATTCCCGCCCCCTTTTTTGTGGGGCGGAAATTTTTTTTGTTTCTTGCAGGCATTTTGTCTCTTTTACGAGCCATGTTACACCTTTAAGACAAAAAGAGCGTCAGTTGATTACTACTTCCTGTAAACGCACTAACAAACGCACCACTTGTGGCAAGTATTCCATCATCTGGAATGTTTATTTGATGATAACCTGATGGAAATGTTTGTGTAATTAGCGTATCTCCTGTCGCGCTTCCGTCTTTTATTGTAAACGCTCCTGCTGCTGCAGCAAATATTACAACTTGACGAATGCGTGAACGTGCGGGGCCAACAACAGCCGCAGCACTTCCTTGTGCATGATTAAATGCTTGTACTGGACCTGCCATACTAGCCTCCTATTACGCTAAATTGTTATTTTGAGCGTATAAGATAGTAAAACGAACCAAACCCGCGCTTGTTGCCGCTGACGCAGTTACAGTCAAACGTAAATCTTCTGTACCTGTGTCTTGCCAAGCAAGTGCAGCACCAGCTTGTGTTGTTGGGTAAACTCGACCTGCATCTGTACCACTTGGGAAAGTGTTAAGAATTGTTGCTGGTCCACCCCCAGCACTGGTATCACCAATACTTAGGTTTGTTGCTCCACTTGCTGCTGTTATAATATCAATTACACAGTCAATAATTTGTGAGTTAGCTGGAATCACAACATCAGTTACAGAAGCAGCTAATGCTCCGCCAGATAAATCTGCTGAAAAAGTTTGTGACATAACAACTTGGCCTACGTTTGCAACGTCAGTTCCAACTGTTGTACCTGTTGTATTTTTAATTGTTCCGGCCTTTATCGGGCCTGAAAAAGTTGTAGTACCCATGTCAATCTCCTGTCTGGGTTAAGTCAGTCACACCATGCGACTGTCAGGAATGATATCAGAATAACACATTATAATAAAAAAGAAAGGGGCAACCTAAGTCGCCCCTATAAGATTCAGAGAAATATATAACTTCTCTATATCATACTTTACGCTCCGGGTGAACCGAAAACACATCTTGGATCTGAGAACCCAAATGAATAACGCTCACGAGCCTTGAAACGCATGTTGCCAGTATCGAAATCAGCTTCCATACCAGTAGACATCGCTGTACGCTCAAAATGCTTAAATCCATTAGGTGCATCAGTTTTGATGAAAAACGCATCTGGATCTGTTAAGAAGTGGTTAACAGTGTAACCCTCTGGTAACATACCCATGTTTCGAATTGCGTTAATGTCATTGTCCGCTGTGCCAACACGCATTGTTGATTCCAACAAACGATCTGCAACAAATTGCAGTTGTGGTGGAATAACCAATTTGGTGCCACGAAGAGCAATGATCATGTTGCGCTCATCAACGAATGTTGAGATGTCAATAAGAGCATTCTCAAGTGAAGTTTCGTTGAGATCCGCAGCAGTTGCAGGTTCATTACGGAAAGTACCGCCACCTGCCAGTGGGTGTGCTGTTGAACAAAGCTCAACTGCGTCACCGCCTGTAAAGTTTGCATCAAACGCATTGTTTAATACAGATGCAGCTTTAACCTGCTTTGTGTGCGCCATTGAACGAGCCAACGCACGAGTATAACGTGCGCCAAGACGATCATATAGATTGTCTTCAACAGCTTCTTCGGTTAACGCAAAAGCAAGTGCAACTGTTTCGTGTGAATAACGAGCAGTATACGCTTCATTTGCATTATCGAACTCTACACCAGAACCTTCGGATTTTGTGGGAGCATTCCCAAAACCTACAAGCATTACCTCTTCTTCAAAGGCTCGATCTGATGACTCTGTGTCATAAATCTCTGCATGTTGGTTTTCATAACGATCATATTCCATTCCGAACAGAGCGTTAAGACCCGGTTCTAGCTCCTTGACGAGTTGTGAACGTGAAATAGCCATAACTCAATCTCCTTACGCTAGACCTACAGTGCCAGCACTGAACAGGTGGTTGTTGATTTTTACGATCACATTAGTGTTCGCGGTGGCAGTATCGCTATTCTCAGGATCTTGAGAGATATCGATAGCTTTAAGTGGAAGACCAGCGGTAGTATTACCTGTGGTGACATCTAGCTCAGTGCGAGAATTACCACTTACGGTGCTTCCTGCCGTTGCGTCAACAATGTCAAAGTTTCCAAACAAGTCAGTTACAGGCATAGCTGCATCTGCTTGAATTTCGAAAAGCGCACTTGGGTCATCTATAACATTTGCAAAAATGTCTGTCCCAGTTGCGTTTGCAGGCCAATAGTTAGAGAAAATAATCTCTCCACTAGCGTCTACATATGAACAGCCGTTAAATACGCCCAAAATTAAAGCAGTACCACCAGCGGGGGCACGAGTAATTGTTCCAGTAGTAGCGACTAAAACTAAGTCACCTTGGAAAATACTTGTGTTGTAACCGGAAGCAATACGATAACGATTTTGTCTCTGCGAGCTTGTACTCGTTTTGATTGGGCGAAGGCCAAAAGCAGCATCTTGATTTGCCATTTTATTTATCCTTCAGAGTTTTTTGGTGAACCAAAGGTCACCGATGATTTTCGCTGCGGTGCCATTTTTGGCATCGCGGGGTTATTTTCGCGCATCCAATCACGATCAACAGCTTCCATTTGGTTTTGTGTAACCCCTTGGTAGTGTTCATTGCGTTGATCTGCCAGTTCATTTGGGATTCTTGCAAGTACGAGTCCGCCAACACCAATGATGCCTGCGTTGCGTCCCTCATCTACCACTGGACCTGCGTAATCTGGATATTCTTCTGCACGAACGAGTTCATATCCTTCTTGCCGTCTTTTATGGACGTTAGTTTTATCATCAAATTCCATCACGGATTCACGAATCCAACGATGTTTATACCCTAAAGGGGCTTCCGG